ATGTATAATGTTGGGGAATGAAAAATAATTATGGCAGACAAAATTACTAAGGCACGAAATCAAGTGAAGAGTAGATTTTATTACTTATTTTGGGGTGCTGCAACTGTATCAGTATTTGTAGGGCAGATGTATGTTGGGTCTGGGTATCGTCAGATGTCAAAATCATTTGATAGAATCGTAGATAGTATTGTGATTGAATTAAATGAGAGTCCTGGTGGTATGTATTACTAAATATTAGAGGAGACCTGTATGAACTAATGGCTACGATGTGGAACATGCCTTATAGTGAGGCACAGTCAAAAGCAAGATCAGTAAAGATACTAGAAACTTTTAATACTATTACTAAAGGTATGCCTGAAAAGGATTTCTTTTTTGCTGATAGTAATTGGAATGGTGGTAATGCAATGTGGCAAATCAAAGTATCTGAGTCTAACTTAGATAAGTTTGAGCAAAACATTGAAAAGTTTGATCCAGATCATGAAGGTGTTAAGACAGTAGGTGGTAAGTCTGCACTAGATTATATTTTTGGTAAGGTAAAGGTTAGGTTCTTAGCAAGTCATAAGAAGAGTGCTAAAGCAGCAGATGCTAAGACAACTGCTATGCAAGAAAGAGCATCAGCATGGATAATGCAACGTGCTATTAAAGATTCCTATACCTATAATAAGTGGACAGATATAAAATTAGATCCAAAGTATAAAGAGTTGGAAAAACTTTATCCAAATGTAGAAGAGGAATGGTTAAAGGTATTCTATGCTCAACAGGCAAGGATGTTAACAGAATTTAGTAATGTTAAATTTAAAATCTTCAATAGAGATGAAGGTTTTATGGGATATATTTCAGACATAGTAAAGAAGAAGTTTGGTGTTAGTAAGAAAGATACTTGGAACCCTGCTGACATATGGTGTATACAAAATCAAACAAAGGTTGAAGAAATAATTGATCAAACTATTGATGGTAATGGATCACAAACAATACTTGAATTGAATGCAGTATTGCGTAAACTTTTTACAGAGAGAAAGGTTGTTGGCATATCTCTTAAGAAAGTATCGGGTGCTACTGCTAAGTATGAAGAGTATAATGTTCGTAAGGATGGGTTGGAAGCAGATTATAATTTCAATGTAGATAGCATGTCAATCGATCTTAGTACTAAGAGTGAGAATGAATTCTCTACACAAGATACTAGGATCATTGTAAGTGGTAATGGTGCTGAATATAATTTTCAGATTAAAGCAAATGATTCTAAGTCCACTTCTAATTTAAAATGGGAACCTACACAGAAGGGTGCAGCTGCTGCTCGTGTTGGTAAAGCACCAGTTGATATGGTTGGTAAATTGATCAGTGATAATAAGGGTGATTTTATAAACAGACATCAGAATTTTCCATCAACAGCTACTAAGTTCTTAGAAGAGGAAAGTAAATATAGATCTTTATTTACTAAACTTAAAACAAAAAAAGTTGATACTAAGATTGCTAATGAGCAAACGTTTATTGATAATATGTTAGCAGTATATGCTAATGAACCTCACGTTGCACACAGTAAGTGTATGCAAATGGCATTCTTAGATGTGGTTGTTGATATGAAGAAGACCCAGAGAAGAGAATTTATGACAGATATGGTATTCCTAGCAGCGAAGAAGGGTAAACGCTTTGGACCATTTGGCAAACTGTACTAATGCAGCTTGAAACCTGCTGTTGTTCTGCTATGATATGGGTATCAGATGAGGAATGGATGCCCAACAAACACCTTGATCACTTAGAAGACAGTATTTTAACTGGTCGTAGGGTCGCATTGGGTGCAGTCAAGCAAGCACTATCGCTTACTGATAATATCAGTATCAAATATGATGGTGCTCCTGCTATAGTGTTTGGGATTAACCCTGAGAATGATAGGTTTTTTGTTGGCACTAAGTCCGTCTTCAACAAACGTTTAATTAAAATTAATTACAGTCATGAGGACATTGATCAAAATCATCAAGGCATTGTCGCTGACATTCTTCGGTTGGCTTTTGATAACGTTCCTCGTATCAATCGTATTGTCCAAGCTGACTGGATCGGTGTCGGTGGGGGTAGTGTTTATTGCCCTAATATTGTGCGGTATAGATTTGCCACTAAAATTACTAAAGAGATTATTCTAGCTCCGCACACAGAATATACTGCTGTTGGTCCTGATGTAGTGGGTAAACCTATTAGTAAAGCACTAATCAATACTCTGAATACATTGTCAGATAGTATTGAGTCTTCTTACTTCATAGATACTACTGCAGCAAAGGTAGTTAGGTGTCCATTTAACGGTGTTGATATCTTAGCAAAGGTTGTTGCTTTGTTACCCTTCACTAAGATACCTTCAAGTAAAAAGGCACGTGTAGAAATAGCTAAACATATAAACTGGTTTGTTCGTGATGACAGTTGGGACGTAGACTTTCCACCTGCTGATTACATGTATGATTTGTTGGATGCTAAATATAAGAGAGAGGTTAATGTCAATACCTTTAGAGTATGGCAATTAATATTTCAACTGAAGATGCGTGTACTTAATACTATCCAAACGGATGGTAGTGTTATCTGTGATATTAAAGGCAAATCAATCAATCATGAGGGGTTTGTTACTGTAGCAGATAAACAATATAAACTTGTAGACCGTCTAACATTTAGTAGAGCAAACTTTAATTTAGATAAAGATTGGACGCATGAAAAAGTTTAGTGCTTTTCTATCAGAAGCAGAACGTTCCCTAGCAGCACAGACCGCAGAAAAACTAGGTCTTAAGCACGTATCTTATGGACGCTATGCTGATCCTAGAGGTAATGTCACGCACGTTTCTAAAGATGGTAAGCTAGTAAAGCTATCAGCTGCAGAGCAAGGAGGTACACAAAAAGGTGGACAAGAAGAAGATGGAGGAAGTGAGAATAAGAGCGATCAAGGTTCGGTATCTATTACTTTCGGAAGATTTAATCCACCTACTGTTGGCCATGAAGTTTTAATTAAGAGAGTTGCTAGAGAAGCAAATGGTGGAGAGTATAGAATATATCCTAGTCAAACTCAGGACACAAAGAAGAATCCTTTAGGTCCATCAGAAAAAATTAAGTATATGAAGATGGCATATCCAGAGCATAAGGATGCCATCTCTACTGGAGAAGATCTCCGCACTATTTTTGATGTTCTTGGTGCTTTAAATGATGAAGGTTTTAGTGAAGTAAAGATTGTTGTAGGTGGTGATAGAGTATCTGAATTTAATTCTCTTGCTCAAAAATATAATGGTAAATTGTATGAGTTTGAAAATATTTTAGTTGTCTCTGCTGGTGCAAGAGATCCTGATGCTGATGATGTATCTGGTATGAGTGCATCTAAGATGAGAAAGGCTGCTGCTGAAGATGACTTTAAAACATTTGAGAAAGGTATACCAAAAGCATTAGGACCAAAAGAAAAACTTCGTCTTTATAAGTCTCTAAGATCTTCTATGCAAGTAGAAAATTTAGACGATTTCCATGATGCATCATTTAAATTATTTGAGATTGCTCCTAAGTTAGATCCCCAAGGATTGCGAGAAGCATACTTTACAGATGATTTATTTAAAGTGGGATCCTTTGTGGAGAATGATAACACTGGTCTTCTAACTAAAATTGTAAGTCGTGGTAGTAATTATGTTATCAGTATTGACGAACATGAAACTGTATATCGTTCTTGGTTGAGAGATTTAGTAGAGGTTAGCACTGAAATTGCTATCAAAGGATTTAATTGGACACCTGCAGGAGAGGTAGGGACAGATGCCCTAAGTAACTATGTTAAAAAACTTACTCCAGGTGAGTTTCTTAAGAAGATACAAAAGAAAAAGTAATTAGTATAAATAAAGAGGACAAGACCTATTACATCAAATGGATTTTAAAGAGCTTCCTGACATGTCATCTGCGTATCAAGAGATACTAGAGAAGATGAAGAAAAAAGAGCCTCGTTGGCAGGATGATGACTGCGATGGTAAGTGGTATGAGAAATCTGATACTGATGGTAAGATCAGTAAGAGAGAAAAGAAAGCAAAAGAGAAGGCATACTCTGAAGAAGTAGAGGATGTTGAAGAAGCAGTCTACGGTGGTGCTAAGAAAGAGAAGAAAGACAGTCGTATGGTTGTGACCAATGCTGATAAGAAAGCAAACACCAAGGCATATCAAAATTATAAGTCAGGTAACAAAGCATATAAAGCTGCTGACCATCTAAAGAATGAGGAGAAATCTGAGGAGCTACGTGCTACTGGAGTCTTTAGCGAAGAAGAGATTGCTAAGATAGTGGAGGCTGATTGCCTGGGAAAGATTGAGGAGAGCGAGAAAGTCGCTCAAAAGGCTTACAAGAGAGCACAAGAACTTGGAGCGAAAAGGAGATCAAAGCAAGGTGGTGGTGTAGGTAAGAGTGAGAGAGCTGGGTATAACTTAGCACAATCGGCAAGAAGTCGTAACGCATCTGCAGAAACACAAGCTGGTAATCAAACAGGTGGTGGTGCTAAGTCATTTGGATTTGCTAAGAACAAAAGTAATCCTGTGAAGTCTAAGAGCATTGGTGATACCAGTCAAAAAGGTCATGAAAGAAAGAGGGATGAAAAAACTGACGTTGGTAAGTCAGGTAAGAAACTTAAGACTCCTAAGTATAAGTTGAGTGCTACTCAGAGAGCAACTCACCATACAAGAGATGCATATAATAGAAAGGATCCTGCTAAGAATCCTAAGCATACAGCACATAAAAAGGAAGCATTTTATTTTACAGATGAAGAGTTAGATAATCTAACTGAATTGTATACGTTTACCGATGAGCAATTGGTATGTTTCTTTGAAGAAATCATATATGAAATTGCTGAAGATGAATCTGATCTACTAGAGATCTGTGAAGCACTAGAAGAAGTTGAAATTCTTGATGAAGCAACATCATTACATTCAGCACGCCCTAATGTTGCAGTGCAGAAACCTAAGAATGTAGATCTAGGTAAAGATAAAGGTGCAGAGGCACGTGAAAGGTTGAAGTCTAAGAAGACATCTAGTGATTCTAAACCTGAACCTAAGAGGTCAGATCGTTTGAGAGCTGGATTAAAGAAAGCTGGATCTGCTATTAAGAAAGGTCTTAAAGCAGCAGGTAAGAAGATAATTGGTGGTGCAGGTAAGGCTGCTGGTCATGCTGCTGGTGAATATCAAGCAGCAAGAATTAAGGCAAAGCGTTCTGCAATGTCAAGACCTACTAAACAGAATACAGATAAGAAGGATGATGGTGATGGTACAGGTGGTAAGTTAGATAAACTTCTTTCTGATGTTAAGGGTAAGAAATCTGAGACTACTACTAAAAAGGTTGTTAAGAAGAAGGTTGTTAAGAGATCATCTTCTAGTGGTGAAACACGTAAGGCAGTCGGTGGTGCTTTGAAGGCAGTCGGAAGACTTGTTAAGAAAGGTGTTAAGAAAGCAGTCGGTAAGACTTCTAGATTAATATCTAAAGGAAGTGACAAACTTGCTAGTCGTCTAGGTGAGGACTATGATAAGATTGCACATCTATATGAGTCAGGATTATTCCCTATCGAAGAGATAGAAACAATCATTGAGGAGATGCATAATGTTAACGTTTAAAGAACTTTCTGAGAAAAAAACTAAAGTCAAGATAAATCCTAAAGTGGAGGATTTGAAAGAGAAAAACAAGTGTACTGATTGTGATTGCAATCAAAACCCTTGTATTAAGTGTGGTGTAGATCACCACGCTGGACCCAAATCAGATCTTAGTCAACAAGTAACAGAAACTAATTATGCAAGTGAAGAAGAAATCTCAGAAGAAAGGCCAGAAGAAAGGAGACTCTTAACATTTAATGAATTGAATAGGTATGAAAAGGAAACTGGTAAGTCATCAGGTTCAATGAACATGCCAAAGGGTAGACCAACTTCAAAGGGTGGATCTACTAGTAAGGTAATGAGAGCAGTTAGAACTAGTATCCGTAAGGAGACTGGTAAACCACCTGGTCAGCAGAAGAAGACTAAGGGTGAGAAAGGTAACCGTCAGTATGGTGATAGGAAATTTACACCAGCAGATACGATTGCAAAACGTCGTCAGTCAAAAGCAGACGCTGAGAAATTGATGAGGGATACTCGTGGAACATAATATACAAGAGATCAGTAGTTATGCTATGGATATTAAAGCATCTAGAGCTGCTAAAAAACATGATGAACGGAAGAAGAAAAAGTATGCAGACTTTAAGAAGCAGGGAGCAGAAGCAAAGAAAAGGATTAAGTTTTACGATAAGAAGGGTAGTGGTGTTATGAAAGACGGTAAAAAAATATACGATTAGGATATATAATATAGTTGCATTATAATTTCATGACACTTTCAAAAGAAGTAGTCCTTGAGGCACTTCGGTGCTGTCGTGACGTTTATCCTCATAAACAAGATTTTCTAGTCAGTAGAAAGATAGAAGGTCATACTGTTCTTGCAGTAGAAGGTACTAATGAAACTACAGACTGGGTAACCAATCTAAAGTTTCTTATTAAGAGAGATGACTGTCACCGAGGATTTAAAAACAATGCTAATAGGACATTAGCAGAACTAGTAGTTGCTTACGAGGGACTAGATCCCAAAAGAAAATTAGTTATAGCAGGACATTCACTTGGTGGTGCTACTGCTACATTGATTGCCGATCTCTTATGGGATTCAGGTAATAAGAATGTGGCACTGGTTACTGCTGGATCTCCTAGACCAGGTGGACGTAGACTTAGACAGAGGGTTAAAGATCTTGAACATCTTCGGTTTGTGCATGGTGATGACATTGTTCCAGGGACTCCTCCTTGGCTCGCTGGCTATGTACATACTCATCCAGAGATTAAATTGAAGGATGAAAAAGACACCAGATTTGATGGTGTTGCTGACCATAATATAGGTGATTATGTTGTAGCAGCAGAGAAATATTATGCTAGTAAAAAAATAGCATTATAAATAAATATACAGATTAATATTTCGGAGTAAATTTACCATGCCATTATGGGGAAACACCGCTTCTAGTGCAGAAAATAAGCCCAAATGGCTGCCAGAAGACGAAAATTCAGATTATAATAAGGCTACCATATATGCTGACAATACGGGTTGGGTGGTAGCACCTGGTTCTAAGTCAACAGGTAACGGAAATGCTAATGCACAACCAGAAGTGCTTGCTTGTGTCGGTGGTCTAGCAACAGCTCTTGCTGCACCTACTGTAACTAAGATTCGTATTGTACAATCTTCTATTGCAGCTGGTAGTAGGACAATTACTGCTGAGGTTACATGGGATGAGAAGGTAACAGTTGCTGGATCACCTCAAGTTGTAATTGCTAACGGCAATGAAGGTACAGGTAGTGGTCGTGGACCTCACACTCTTACCTATACTGCAACTGGTTCGACTGCAAACAGGAAGCGTTTCACAGTAGCATCTCAAACTGTTGCTGAAGATGACGTATTGACATTGGGTGGAGCAAACGTAACACTTAACAGTGGTACAATTACTGACACAGCAGACGGTTCAACAGCAGCATCACTGGTACTCAGTGGTGAGACAGCAGTTACACTAACAGTTTCAGCATAGATAACAGATGATATTCAGCGAATTGAATGAGGATAACTTCGTTCTCTTCGCTATGAAACATTATGAAAATCCTCATTGTGCAACCAAAGAGGATTTCGATGAAGACATGAAGAGGTTTAAATATCTTAAGCGATTGTTTAAACGATATTTGCGAGGTGGGTCATTGAGAACCCACCTTGTTATTAACCACCTTATTATTCTTTTTAATGTTTTTGGCGAAGCGACTACACCATTACTCTTTTTTAAATTGGAGAGAGAATACTGGTGCATATTAAAAACATTCTTAATATTTTTAAATAAATATCCAGTGGGTATGATGCCAGAGTTGGATACTGATATGGATATACAAAACGAGTTGGAGCAACTATGAACGAAGAAATGATGACAACTGGATTCACTGGTGGGGATGCTGCAACAGGTCCAACTGCTGGATATGATCCTGTTCTCAAAATGAGAGCAAAGCGTAAGGCTCTTAAAGGTTTGGTAGCACCTGGTAATAAGTTATCGGATGGTAAGAAAAAGATTAAAGAGAATGCAGTAAATAAGTATGCTCCTAAGTCTCATCTTTTTCAGTATAAAGTTTCTCTTCCAGAAGTAGGTGAGACTGTTGTATATGCTAGCTCACCAGCAGAATTGAGACAGAAGTTACGTTTACTAATTAACTATCGTTACAGAGGTGACATAGAGATTGAAAGAATACTTCCTTCTAATGCATATAAGTTCTTTACAGATAAGAGACAGAAGCATTTAAGGAATGTGCAAGAGAAATCATGTTGGAAAGGATATAAGAAGGTTGGCACCAAAAAGAAAGGTGATAAGATAGTTAATGATTGTGTTAAAGAAACTGCTACGCTTGATGAAGTTAAGTCAGCATGTAAAACTCGACTGAGTAAGAAGACTCAGGAGTTAAAGAATGGCTGAAGGTGTTAATGCTGCTATTCTAGAAAGATTAGAAAAAGTTGTCTCAACCTTACAGGATAATTCTGTAAAGATGGGGCAACTTCTTGCTGTACACAATGAAAAACTTGACAAACAAGATAGAATTGATGCAGTACTCTTTGAGAAGGTAGAGTCATTGCATAGAGAAGTTAACAGGAGATCAGATGAGATCAAGAAAGGTTGTGAAAGAGACATTAAAAAGGTTGATTCTCGTCTACAGGTCATGGAAAAGAAAATGTGGTCTATTTTTGGTGCTCTTACTATTATATCTTTCTTGGTTAGTCCAATCGGACAAGTGACACTAAAAAACTTGACAAATGGTCAAGCAGCAATTAGTATAGAGAGAGAGGTCACAAGGACTATTGAGTGATTGATGTTATGTATGCTAACCTTGTGTCTTCTCGTTTAGAGAAGTTTAAGCAGGTTAGAACTGGTGTGTATACTTTTAGGTGTCCCTATTGTGGTGACTCTGAGAAGTATAAGAATAAAACACGAGGTTATTTCTTCACAAAGAAGAGTGGTCTCGTTTTTAAATGTCATAACTGTGGTGTAGGAAGGTCTTTTAGTAATTTTCTAAAGGACAATGCACAAGATGTTTATGATGAATATGTATTAGAAAGATATAAATCAGGACTTACAGGTAAGGGTAGAAATGTTGCTGACCCAAAGTTTAGTTTTGAAAAACCAACCTTTAAGAAGAAGGGAGATCTTAAGAAAGTTTCAGAGCTAAATAAGAAACATCCAGCATATGAATATATCGTAAATCGCAAACTTGATCCTTCGTTATTCTTCTTTACAGATCAATTTTGCAAGTGGACAAATGAACAAAAACCAACCTTCAAGACTATCAAGAAGGATCAATCTCGAATCATAATACCTTTTATTGATAAGGATGGAAGTTGGTTTGGTTATCAAGGAAGATCGTTAGACCCAAACGATAAGATGAGATACATCACCATCATGTTTGATGAGGATAGATCTAAAATTTACGGACTAGATAGAATTAATGAAAGTGAATCAGTTTACATTGTTGAAGGACCGTTTGACAGCACCTTCATTCAGAATTCCGTTGCGATGGCTGGGTCTGATGTTGATCCTCGGACGTTTGGTTGGAGCAATTATATTTGGGTTTATGATAACGAACCTCGCAACAGACAAATCGTTGATAGAATCTCCAAGTCCATTGGCAGAGGAGAGCAGGTAGTCATTTGGCCAAATGATATATCTGAGAAAGATATCAATGACATGATTCTAACTGGACATAACGTACAGCATGTGATAGAATCAAATACATATCATGGACTAGAAGCAAATCTTAAATTCAACAATTGGAAAAAAGTATGACCCCTGAGATCAAAGTTAAGAAACGAAATGGTAGAGGCACTGAAGCTCTGCAATTAGAAAAGGTTCATAAGATGGTCGAAATGGCCTGTAATGGGCTAGCAGGTGTCTCTGAATCTCAAGTTGAAATGAATGCTGGTCTTCAATTCTTTGATGGAATTGAGACACAAGATATTCAAGAGATCCTAATTAGATCTGCTAATGATTTGATTAGTTTGGAGACACCTAACTACCAATTTGTTGCTGCTAGGTTACTTCTATTTGGTCTTAGGAAGTCTGTATATAAATCTCATCCTGATGCACGCCCTACGCTTAAACGTCATGTCGTTGACTGTATTGCGAAAGGTGTATATGATCAAAGTATTGTTGCGAAATATACAGATGAAGAGTGGGAGAAGTTAAATAGTTTCATTGATCATGATCGAGATTATTTGTTTACCTATGCAGGACTAAGGCAAGTGGTAGATAAGTATCTCGTTCAAGATCGCAGCACAGGTGAGGTCTACGAGACACCTCAGTTCATGTATATCATGATCGCTGCTACATTATTTCAAGACGACGACCCATTTTATAGATTAGATTATGTCAGAAAATACTACAACGCAATCTCAAAGCACAGAATCAACATCCCCACCCCCGTCATGGCAGGGGTCAGATCACCCATTCGTCAATTTGCATCTTGTGTTTTGGTTGATGCTGATGACACCCTCGATAGTATCTTTAGCAGTGATATGGCTATTGGCAAATATGTCGCACAAAGGGCTGGTATTGGCATTAACGCAGGCCGAGTCAGGGGTCTCAACAGCAAAATCAGGGGTGGAGAAGTTCAACACACAGGTGTTGTACCCTTCCTTAAGAAATTCGAGTCAACTGTTAGATGCTGCACGCAAAACGGCATTAGAGGAGGGTCAGCCACTGTCCATTTTCCTATCTGGCATCAAGAAATTGAAGACATCTTGGTCCTCAAAAATAACAAAGGAACCGAAGACAACAGAGTCAGAAAACTCGACTACTCAATCCAACTAAGTAAGATTTTTTATGAGCGATTTATCTCGAATGGCACTATTAGTTTGTTCAGCCCTCATGATGTGCCTGGGCTCTATGACGCTTTTGGTAGCGATACCTTTGACCAACTCTATACTCAGTACGAGTCAGATGAATCCGTCCCTAGAAAAACTATAGGTGCTCAAGAACTTATACTAGATCTCCTTAAGGAGAGAGCAGAGACTGGTCGTATTTACATAATGAATATAGATCATTGTAATACTCATTCATCATTTAAGGATAAGATAAGTATGAGTAATCTCTGTCAAGAGATCACTCTACCTACTACACCACTCCAACATATTGATGGTAGTGGTGAGATTGCATTGTGCATTCTTTCTGCTATTAATATAGGTAAGATTAATAAACTTGAAGAGATAGATGAGTTATGTGATCTAGCAGTGCGTGGTCTTGATGCTCTTATAGACTATCAAGACTATCCAATCAAAGCAGCAGAAGAAAGCACTAAGAATCGTAGGTCACTTGGTATAGGTTACATAGGTTTAGCACATTACTTAGCTAAGAATAATGTTAAGTATGATGATCCAGAAGCATGGAAGATGGTGCATGAATTGACTGAAAGATTCCAGTATGCTTTGTTGAGTGCATCTAATGCTCTTTCAATGGAGAAAGGACCGTGCGGTTATTTCGGTAAGACTAAGTATGCTGATGGGATACTACCAATTGATACATATAAGAAAGATGTAGATGAGTTAGTAAGCAATGACCTATCATGTGACTGGGAGTTTCTTAGGGGCCGCATATCCAAATATGGGTTACGGAACTCAACACTGTCTGCACAAATGCCATCGGAGAGCAGTTCCGTTGTGTCAAATGCAACCAATGGAATCGAGCCACCTAGAGACTACTTGTCCATTAAGAAGTCAAAGAAGGGGCCTCTTAAGCAGATTGTTCCGTCTTATGGATCTTTAAAGAATAACTATACATTACTATGGGATATGAAATCCAACAAGGGTTACATCAATGTCGTAGCAGTGATGCAGAAGTTCTTTGATCAAGGAATCAGTGGTAACTGGTCATATAATCCAGAGAATTATCCTGACAATGAGATACCTGTATCAGTGATGGCACAGGATCTACTAACAACTTACAAGTATGGGTGGAAGACTTCTTACTATCAGAATACATATGATGCTAAGAAGGATGGTGAAGATGTCAAGGAAGTTGATCAATTGATTGAGCAAATCTTAACTACTGAGGAGGAGGTCTGTGACAGCTGTGCAGTCTAAAGAAATTTCTGGTATGACAGTCTTCAATAAGCAGGCTGTTGACACTACAAAACAATTCATGTTTTTTGGAGCACCTTTGAGTGTCCAACGTTACGATCAGTATCGGTTTCCAACATTTGACAAGTTAACCCAACAGCAGTTAGGATACTTTTGGAGACCAGAAGAGGTGTCTCTACAAAAGGATAGAGCAGATTATGCACAACTCACAGATCATCAGAGACATATATTTACCAGCAACCTTAAGTATCAGATCATGCTGGACTCTGTACAAGGTCGTGCTCCTGGTATGGCTTTTATTCCTTACTGCTCTCTACCTGAGTTAGAAGCATGTATGCAAGTGTGGCAGTTTATGGAGATGATACACTCTAGATCTTACACATATATTATTAAGAATGTATATGCAGATCCTGCAGATGTATTTGATACCATCCTTCAGGATGATAATATACTCTCAAGAGCAGAGTCTGTTACTGAGTCTTATGATAACTTTTTAAACTATGCACATGAGTATGATCAAAGTAACTTATGGAAACCTGATTGGAAGGAGCATCCTAACTCAGAGTGGACAAAGAAAGATCTTAAACGTAAACTTTATAGGGCAGTAGCTAATGTTAATATCCTTGAAGGAATTAGATTCTATGTATCTTTCGCTTGCTCCTTTGCTTTTGGTGAGAATAAACTCATGGAAGGATCAGCTAAAATCTTATCTCTTATCAGTAGGGATGAAAGTCAGCACTTGGTTCTTACGCAACAGATCATGAAGAATTGGGCTAATGGTAAAGATGATCCAGAAATGCAAGTGATTGCAAGAGAAGAGAAGGATACAGTTACAGAGATGTTTAAGAAGACTGTGGATGAAGAGAAGGCATGGGCAAATTATTTGTTCAAGGATGGGAGTATGATAGGGTTGAATGATAAATTACTTCATCAATATGTTGAATGGATTGCTAACAAGAGAATGAGAGCAATAGGATTGGATCCTATCTATGATGCACCTGCTAAAAATAATCCATTACCGTGGACAGAGCATTGGTTAAATAGTAAAGGACAGCAAAACGCACCACAAGAAACGGAGATTGAAAGTTATGTCGTCGGAGGAATCAAACAAGACATCAAAGAAGACACCTTCAGTGGATTCTCTCTATGATGAGATGTTAGATCAGCAAGGGCAAGAGGGAAACCCTTTTGCTGACATGCTTTGGGAGAATGAAAAGCGGAAATCATTAAAGAAAAATAAAACTGTAACAAATTAGTTGACTTTGTTAGCATTTCATGTTATAAATAATAGTATAGCGGAAGCTATCATACGTTCGACTCCCTTCGACGGAGTTGCAAGTAGGTCACGGAACGGAGCGTTCATCCCATGATCCCCATTCTCATTGCTACTTCTATCACTTGTGCTGATGTATCAGATATGGTAGATCGGGCGAAGATTAACAATTCTGTTAACTTTCAAACCAGACAAGAGATAGTGGAGATCTATCAAATAGATTTTACAAAAGCACTTGGATTGGAATGTAATTGGGACGCAAATGACTGAAGGAACGGTCTAATCCACCTAACTTCAGGAGAACCAAAATGGCAAAGGTAACTTATAGAGGAAAAGAGTACGACACTGATGAGTATCGTGCGAAAGTGTTGAAAGAAGCAGCACATAATAGAAACTACGATCTAATGTATCGTGGCATCAAGGTAAAGAGTAAAGCACGTGCGTGCAGTTAAACTCCAAAGACATACTTGTTTAAGAGAGGATTGACATCCTCTCTTTTTTATTGTACAATAAATATATCAAAGCTATGTGATATGTCGTCATTAAATATTGAATTCATTGCACCAGATAAGTTTAAGGGATGTTTACATGAACCAATACCAGCATATCAAGCATTTCCAGAGTGGTTTCATAAATTAGAATTTAGAAATCTTAAACGATGTCCTTTTAGAACATTACAAGATGAGGAAGGACATCTTTCACCTTCATTTTCAACTGGATTGGTATCCCATTGTCCTGGAATTACAGACTATATGAAGTTTGGATATATTATACCAGCATGGAATACATTTATTTTTTCTCATGATGCAAAGGAAAATAAACTACGGTGTGATTGGATAGATGAATATAAAGACTCTAGTTTTAGATTCCATGAAGATAGTCAGTTTTATACTATGTTGGAGGAAGAGAAACCAGCATACAATGCATTCTTTAAGATAGAAGGTCCATGGTTTGTTAAAACTGAACCAGGTGTATCCATATTAATAACTCAACCTGTTTGGCATAGAAATAAGATAGTAACAACATGCACTGGAGTTTATCATAGTGATATTAGTCCATGTAGAATGCATTGGTTTATGGAATTGACTAAAGAAGTTGATGTCATAGAAGGGTATGAAGATATAGATTATGAAAAGCAAGTTGTATCTGAGGGAGATCCAATCATACAAATAATTCCATTCTATAGAAAGAATTTTAAATCAAAGATAACTTATCTTGATGGAAATAAAATTGATGCAATGGGAAGTAAAATTAAAACTACTAACCAATTCTCTAGGTTCATTAAGAATGCTGGTATTACCCTATACAATAAGGCTAGAAGGGGTATGGATCATCGTTTCAAATGATGTGTGAATACCATCATTAAGACCCATTACCATCAGGACATGTTATAATAAATACATTCAACTATAGACAGAGCTATGAAATTATTTTTAGACTGCTCTGACATCGAGCTGATTAAGCATGGCGTTAGTACTGGTCTAATTGACGGTGTTACAACAAACCCTTCTTTGATGAAGAAGTGTGGCCAAGAACCGCTCGAAGTCATTAAACAAATATCAGATCTATTTCCTTGGACTGCTTCAGTATCTGCTGAAGTTGTAGGATTTACTGCCGTTGAAATGCTTGACATGGCAGAAGAATATATTAACATAAGTCCAAACATAACAATCAAACTACCTTGCACAAGAGAAGGTCTTAAAGCATGTAAGGAACTTCATCATGATGAAGTACCAGTAAATGTAACTTTAATCTTCTCTGCTGCACAAGCAATCTTAGCATCTAAGGTAGGTGCAACATACGTTTCACCTTTTATTGGTCGTTTAAATGATCAGTATTGGGATGGTATTTCACTAGTGGAGGAAATTGCAGATGTCTACGCAACACATGGTTCAAAAACTCAAGTACTCGCTGCTTCCATTCGGGAGGCTCGCCAAGTACCCGCTTGCTTTAGAGTGGGAGCTGATATTGTTACTTTGTCTTATGATATTTTCCAGAGGTGTTATGATCACACTCTAACTGATAGTGGTTTGCAGAAGTTTGATTCTGATTGGAATCAACTTCAGGATGAACTCAAGTGAACGGTAGAGTGAGTAAGGTATTGATAGTAGCCCAGATCATGAAGATGAAAACTGGTATAGATAATGGGTGGTTTCCTGAGTGGGATGACCACCAACGAGGATCAGCACAAAGAATTTTACTTAGTGTGTTGGATCACCTAGATGAATACAGTGACTAGTAATGCAAGTATATGATTTGTTTCCAACTTTAGTGATAAGATTTCCCAATGTTATTATTGAAGAGGAAAGAGTTGAGATTTTCAACTATTTAAAAACAAGAGACACTCATCCACATCCTACTATACAAGGGAATGGTGGATCATCATATGTCAGTAGAGACATAAGAGAAATTCTTCCTTTTAAGGGTGATACGGTCTTATCAATGGATATACTTAAGGAGTTAAGACTAGAAGATAGAATAACTGAATATTTAAATGAGTATAATAGTGTATTGAGAGCAGGTTATAAATTAAATATTTCTCAATCATGGTTTAATATACAAGATTCTGATAGTATGTTGGAAAAACATATGCACCCAAACAGTATTTGTTCTGGGGCATTCTATATTAATGTGGATAATGATTCCACTCCTTTATGCTTTGTTAATCATAATACTCATGCTAGGTTTATTCATCATGGTATTGTAGGTGAAGAACCATCAATATATAATGCTGAGTATTGGAGAATGCCAGTTAACAATGGTGATCTAATTATTTTTCCTAGTTGGTTGGAGCATGGATCAGGTGGTATAAATCAAACTCATAACAGAACTGTTATTAGTTTTAATACATATGCTTCTTATGATTGAAGTAATAGATAATTTTTTACCAGAAGAATCTTTTAAGTCTTTAATATATCATGTTATTGAGTGTCGGCAATTTCCATGGAACTATAATGGGTATGTTGCTGGAAATGCAGAAGAAAAATTAGATAGATATAATTGGTATCTAACAAATGTAGTTTATGCAATAGATCCTGTACATATTCAACCTGAGTATGATCCAATAGATGAGTTTCTAATCTCTCATATAAAAATGGATAAATTATTGAGAGCTAAAGCTAATTTGTATCCAGGAACAGATAAGGTATTTGAACATGCACCTCATGTGGACTATGAGTATCCAACAAAAGGTGCTATACTATCTTTGAATACATGCGATGGTTTTACAAGACTTGAAGATGGTACAAAGGTTGATAGTGTAGCAAACAGAATGTTATTCTTTGATTCTAGTACACCACACAATTCTAGTACAACAACTAATGCACAAACTCGTATCAACATAAATATTAATTACTTATGAAACTTATGAAATGGTTGAAGGAGGAGTTTATGAAAACCCCTGGATATACAAGGGTACAGATTTTTCTTCTGACGATATTGGCGACTTCTTCGGTTACGTCTACCTCATTACTAATGAAATCACTGGCAAGAAATACGTTGGCAGAAAATACTTTGCCCAACATAGAAAGCCTAGAGGTGCAAAACGCAAGGTTACGAGTGAGAGTGACTGGAAGAAATACTACGGAAGTTCTAAAGAGCTTAAAGAAGACGTTAGAAAGTATGGAAGGAACGTTTTCAGAAGAGAAATACTAAGTCTCCATAAGACATTAGGACAAGTAAACTATGAGGAGACACGACAGTTGTTTCTTCATAATGTTCTTACTGAAGCAAATGCTGATGGCACACCAGCATATTATAATAGTAATATACTTGGTCGGTATATGAAGAAGAATTATTTCAATACTTGACAACTCTATAAATAAGAGTTATAATTCCTCTACTACACAGGGAGTCACCATGAACTACGATGAGTTTTCATTGGAAGAAACCATACAAGACATTCTTATAGATTCTCTGCATACATGTGCAACAATTTCAAATAACAATCATGACTTGCAACAACACACAGTATCACCAAGCTTTACAATCCTTGAGGGACAGCATAGACGCAGCTCTAACGAAGTTTGATGCAGATGCACATCCTCAAGCAGTACCAGGAGTTGAAGTGGTTACTACTCCAGGTTTATACCCTGAGAATATTAACATAAGTACAACTGATAGTGATGTTAGTACTGTAACCATTACTCCTGATAATCTTGATGCCTATACTGCCTATAGTGTCAATACTGATGATGTGATTACATTTGGATCACCTTCAGATGATGCTGTATCATTCTAGTCTTTCCCAATAGACTCTAAACTAGATGGTTGTCAGTATGACAGACATCATAAGCATAACTAATGGGGGTCATCAGACCTCCTTTCTTTTGTTCGGTATTCACGTAAAAAAAGTGCTTGCATCGATTTGCTCAGTGCTATATAATTATGTTAAGTTTCACAACAAACCAAATGACTTCATCAACTGCAAAGAAATACACCGTTACTGAATATGGCAAGCAGAATATGTTTGGAGCAGAGGTAGCACCTTGGGTTGACGAAAATGACAACTATGAAGGTTATGCTGACAACGCAGAGAAAACTAATGGCCGTTGGGCTATGATTGGTTTCGTTGCTTTGTTAGGTGCCTACTTAACAACAGGTCAAATCATTCCAGGTGTATTCTAAATGAATTATTGGAAAGAAGCAGAACTAACTAATGGTCGCCTTGCGATGATGGGTTTAGTTATTGCTACAATCAACTACGGACTTACTGGTTGGATCATACCAGGAATCCTTTAAGAAACCTAACAAGGTCTCTTACAATTCTACCCCTATTACAAATCTAAGAACAATGACTCCAGAAGCAGAAAAATTTAACGGTTGGATGGCGATGCTAGGCTTCGTCGCAGCACTCGGTGCTTACGCAACAACAGGACAAATCATTCCAGGTATTTTCTAATGACAAACAAGCAAATCTTTTTAAGAGCAAACGGAAGAGCAGCAATGATTGGATTCATTGTCCTCTGTGCATCATACGCAACAACTGGCAACCTTATTCCTGGTATAGTTTAATGACAAAACAAACAACAAAGAAAACTGAAGAGAAGGTAGACTTCTCTATCGCTGAGAAATGGAATGGCATCTTTGCCATCGCTGGATGTGGAGCACTAATCATATCCTACTCACTATCAGGACAGATCATACCAGGTTTCGTTTAATGAATGTCCCAACCTACGACATACCAGCATCACCAATCCTTCTTTTAG